GAACCAGTTCTGGTTCATGTTGTTCGGGATCTCTTTGACAACACCGTTGTACATCAGGAAGCGGTCAACGCCACACCAATAATAAACACCGTCGTATTCAATAACTGACTGCGCAGATAAGATTGATGATTGGCTGGAAACAATGTCATACCGCCAAAACAAGGTTGTGGTTGTGACGCCATTAGAAATGGTGGTCGGGTTGTACGAAACCCGGATCAGGGAGTCCAAAGACCAAAAGAGGCCAGACGGTGAGTTGGAACCACCTCGAACTGGCAAGCCCTGAACGATCTTTGTACCCGCCACGTTTGTCTCGTTGGCGTCAGCGCCCGTCCAATCCGTGGGATCCCCGGCAGCGCAGTTCTTGATCAGGCCATTATTGCCGTAGACAAAAAGGTAGGGGTGCAAGACTACGCATCCACCGCTGACCTCTACAGGGCTCGCCCCATCCATAACGGCGGTCATGCTTGTGCCTGTAACATCACCAATCAAGACTGGCGTATTAACGGTGTTTGAAATATCACTGAGGTTTTGTCCCGGATGGGCAACTAATGACTCTTGACCACCACCAGTGGTGTCGTAGAGCGTGTCAAACTGCCAAAGGTTATCAACATCTGGGGTAAAGTCAGTCAGGGTGAAATTACTTACCCCAGATCCAATGCCGTTGTTATCAATAGGGATGACCTGCAAGCCATCAGAATACCCGTTGAAAACATAGTTGAAGTTGTCTTGGACGTTGATGTAAATGCCCCGAGATGGGCCAGCCATATCCCCAACTATCTGACGATAGCCAAGCATCTTTCTTGGACGGCCACGCTGAAAGCGAACCCAGCGGCCATCGTTATAGAACATCTTGTCCAAAACAGTGCCGTCCCGCTGAACTCCGGGCTTTGTATCTGGGCTAAATACCTTCTTGGTCATGTGAAAACACCCCCGGCAATACCTGTCGTAAAGTTTCCAGAGCCCGTCACATTCACCCCGGTCGCGCTAAACGCAACCCGATCTACACCTAAAACAGCAACGTTCATTTGCCCAACGCCCGGACGGTAAAGACCTGTGCTTGTCTCGGCAGCAAAGTTAAGCGCAGGCGTTCCTACAGTGCCATTGATCAAGCTGATTGAAGTAGCGCCAGCCTGAACCGTGTTGGCGTTCAAGAAATTGGTGCCGTCACAAATCAACGTTACTTGTTGGCCGGGAGGAACAATTGCATTCGCACCACCCACAACACCAGTGGTAATGGTCAGTGAATAGCCGTTATCTGTTACCTGATTGGAAATGATGTACAGGTTGACTGCAGGCGGATACTGGGCGGTTACGTTACCCGTAAGGCTGCCGACATACTCCTGAATCGTGTTTGAAGCTTCACTGGGCGTAATCAGGTAAGTGCCAGTGGTGACCGGCTTTACCAGTGCAGTAAAAATAAAGTTGGCGCTCTGACCGTAGCCTACAGTGACAAATTCTGAGCCTGTACTAATGATGAAAGCAGACTCATCTGGGGCAAAGTTCTTGGTGGCGCTACCATCAATGGTATTTAAACCAGCGCAGGCCAGCGTCAATGTCCCAGTGCCGTTGTTCTTTAGCAAAAAGAACCAGTTGTTGCCAATTGTGCTGGCATCCGGCAGGGTGACAGATCCGGCACCAGATGCCCAAACCTTGGTCTGTGCTCGGTCATTCGCCACAAACGTGTAGCCATTCACAAAAGATGAGGCTGGGTGGCTTTGATTCAGGGTGGTCGATATAGCCACCAGCCCAAGCCCAGCCAAGACGCTGGCATTGGATGTGGTCGTGGTCGAACCAAAAGCAATAATGCCCCAGACACCAGCAGCAGAGGTGTTGTCAGTAATGTAAATGTACTGAGCCTCACCTGACGCCACAGTGCAGATTACACCGCCGTCGTTATCCAGAACATCAACGTCAAACCCGCCGAAGTTGTTGATCAGGGAATCTGTACCCACGGACACCTGATCAGCCGCAGGCATCGTCAAGGTACGGCCTGAAGCGTTCGCTGTGATGTCAATGATCCGGGAGGCATAAAGCTGGCTACCCGTAGCAAAAGTCGGCCATACAAGCGTCTTGTTCGTTGTCAGGGATATTTCTTGGTAACTGACATCGGTTGGGACAATGACATCCCCAGTGAACGGGCTGGTAAAGGTCATGATTAGCTATCCTGAGCAATCGCCTGACGGTCGCCGAGACGTTGGATGTTTTCGGTCTTTAGCTGAGCCACAATCTTGTCGTACTGGGCTTGCCACATCGGCAGGCGCTCGTCGTTCTTCAGGAAGGGCATAGCTTGCAGCAGGGAGCCATACAGCATGGCCTGCGGAGCATATTGGGTGAACCAGTTGGTTTGATTGGTGGCGTCCAGAGGCTGAACTTCTTCGTAGTACATCACCTCAAAATCATAGGCTACATCCGGGGTAGGCACCACCAGCCAGTGCGTATAGTCATAATCCCCATAGTATTTGGGCACACCCTCTTCAGACTCATCAGGCCAATATTGGCGCATGAACTCATAGGTACGCAGGAAAACAGGCTGCCGGGCACCGTCTACCGTGACATTCATGGAGACTGTCTTGCGCCAGCGGGCAGGCTTGGTGATCACCGGGTTCCCGGCCACCATGTTTGACTCATTGACCGTCAGGTTGCCAAGAAACTTGATCTCGCTGGCAAGGGTCTGCTCAGCCAGCATAATGAAAGTGGGGATCTTGTCTAACGTGGCAGTATCTGTACGCTCCAGATAGCTGGAGATGTCGTTGTACAGAGAGGTGTAGGTCATTGAGACGGCCATTACCAGTTACCTTTCTTGGCCTTGGCACCGTGTAAATTAGCCACCAAAGAGGGGTACTTAGTGCCAGTCTTTTTGGCAAAGGCTTTGGCGGCCTTCTTTTGATTGGGGCTCAGTTTTTCCGGCTTACCCAGATCTTTTGGCCTTGGCTTCTCCCAAACGTCTTTCATTTTTCCTCCGCCGCATTGTGTTTTTAGGCAATCATCGTCTCAGCATGAGTCTTGGCCTCCGCCACCCGGCGCAGCCAGCCCTTACCGAAGGTCGCAAACGTAGGCAGACTGCGGTAAAACGCTTCCTTTTCTGCACTGAATTTTGCCACTAATTCACTTTGATTGGCATCTTTTAATGCTTGCATGGTCTTAGGGCCGATAGCACCGTCCGGGGTTGCCCCAACAGCCTTCTGCATGGTCTTAATCGCTCTGCCGGGGCCAGCGTTGACCGCAAAGTCAAACATCAGGTAATCCAGCCCGTCAGGCATCTCATCAGCCCTTACGGCATCCCAGTATTTCTTCTTGTACATTGGGGCGACAATCTCAGGGGTCAGGGCACGCATTGCTGCCTCATCCACCACCTTGCCTACCCACTCTTCCCAGACCTTTTTGGTTACGCCCAGATTGGTCATGCCGCCGGGGTCTTTTGGATGATTTACGTAGCCGCCCTCATGCTTAAGGATGGCCTTCAGCGCTTCGTCGAAGTTCTCTTTCATTTCTTCGCCCGCATATCAATGATCTTCTCAAGCGTTCTGCCACCAAAGTAAAAAGACATCACGAGCATCCCCCACTGGCCTAGCAGCTCCACAAACGAGTCTGCAATGTCAACCAGCGCAGCGTCAAGGATCGCCAGCGCCATGTAGGCCACCAAGATGTACACCAGCGTCAGCGGTCGGATGTTCTTGGACAGCCAGCTATCGCTTGCCATGTCGGCTTTTAAGCGCTCAGTCAGGTTGTTCTGCTCAGACTTGTACAAGTCAGTCTCATTCGCCATCTTGGCAAGCTCACCATCCTGAGCCATCTTGGCAAGCTCAAGCTGCGCCTTAGCCTTCTGTTCAGGGTCAGGAATCAGTTTGTCGATCAGTTTGCCGCCAATGCCCAGCAGCGCGTCAAGTCCTAGCATGTCAACCTCCTTGTTGGAACATCCACCGCATAAAATAACCAAACGCGACAATTAATGCGAATACAACAACCATCGCCCCCACGGCCTGTATCGTCTCAAGCTGCTTAACTCGGGCGCGGCGCTTCTTCATCGCTTCAGCCTTCTCATGCAGCCGCTTTTCAGTCTCTGCTTGACGCTGGGCTTCTGCTTTTGCTTCCCGGTCGGAGCGAAGCTTACCCATGCGCTGCCAGAACTCGTCCCACATCCCAGCTTCTTGGAAGTGGTAGGTAAAGATGTGCTTTATATCGTCGTAATACTGCTTGATCTGACGATCAATGATCATCAACTCCATGACGTACTCAGCGTCTGAGACATAATCCGGCACAGGTTCACCCTTGGCGACGGCTGCTTCTTGAGCTGCCTTTGCCTCTTCAAGTTGCGTGCGTTTGGTTTCGTACTTACCGGCAGCAGAGAAGAACTTAGTGACACCGGACATGGAGTCGGCCAGCGTCTTTCCTGATTCCACCGCGCCATTGATCTCATCAAAAGCTTCTTTGGCAAGGGCTGCGGCTTCTTTTACTCCGGTAACAACAGCTTTAACTCCAGCAACAGCCAACCCAATTGTTACCGGGTCAATCATTTATTCCTCCGCAGATACCAAAGACTCTACGGGCACAGCAGTATTTGCCACGTTCCACGCATCCAAAGCGGATTGAAACTCACCTAAAGAGGTAATAGCCCTGTTTTCAACCATTTTCCGGGTAACTGAGTCGCATAACTCAACTTCACCTTTGTCGCCATACCATTGAACTGCGTGAACTGATGGATCAATTGATGAAAGGTTTAGAGAACCGTAACCAACGCCGTCAATAGAAACAAACCCATCAGAAGGAATAATTGTCACTCTCATTTCAAGCTCCTAATTTTTGCGGTTTCCAACAAAACAGTTGTACTTATCTCATTCGCCTTAACCATTTCGTTTCTGAATGACTCAACTGCTGCGCCTGTCTGCCTTTGCTGTTGACTATTCTCAATCATTAACACAGGGAACCATGCAATTGCACAAGCCCATTCATCAATTTCTTTGCCAGTATTTTTATCAGTGCCGCGAACCATAGTGAACCAAGAACAATCAAGTTGTTTGCAGGGGTCAAATGAATGCAACGGGCAATTATTTTTTGGCTTCATTTGCATTTATTTTATCCTTTATAGTCAAATGGATTTGTACCCATATTTTTCTTAAATATGTGGTACTGCAACGAGAAACGAAGGGGCGCTTGAATATTAGGCATTGCGGTTGCGTGCAATAAAGGCGGGGTGATAATTATTGCCTTGTTAAATTCTGGATAAATAGCTCTTACACCTTCCCCGTTTTCTTCATCATACAAATAACACCCACCCCAATTACGATCCCACTCATCGTTCAAATAAACAGTTATAGACTTTTCATATATAACGTCGTTATGCCACGGGGCAAAACTATAACGCCCACCTGTGACATAAGTTATATCAGCTTCGTAATCTAAAAGATTAATATCTGTAAAATGAACGGCCATGTGTTTCATGGCCTGTTCTTTTAAAGAATCTACTAACTCAACCATATACATAGGGCCACTAAAACCTATGATAGCCGCCACATCCGCAGATAAAGCAGGCTCACCCCAAGTAGTGTGGTTGGTTCTAACTACTCTTTGTGTGCGAACAAAATTTTTTACGTCCCGTATAAAATCCAAAGGAAGCGTGTTTGATACAGTGCGCAGTCTGTTCATAAAAAATTAATTTTTGCTTGCAATAATTAAATCAACGTAAGAAACAGCAAGATTAATTGCGGTTCCAGAAAAAGAGTGGTCATGAGAGCCACTGCTTCCGGTTGAGCTACTTACTGTACTTGCTCCACTTCCTGAGCCGTAGTCACCGCCACCACCAATACCCTGAACACGGTTACCTGAAACATTGTGCGTGTGGCTTGGAATTTGTGTTGTTGTCAAAGTGGTTGAGCCAACCGTACCGGCAACTGATTGACTTGCAAAAGCAGTCGTAAACGCAACTGAGCCGCCAGAGCCTGCAGCTCCACTTACTACGCGCAACGCTTTGTTGTCGTGTGTAGTCTGTTTTGTCCATCCAGTTGGTGCAGCCGTTTGCTGGAACAGCATAAGCGTCCCAGAAGAAAAAGCGGCACTTGCTGCGGTTGTCTGCGTAGTACCGTCTGGAAAAGTAATGCCACCAGTTCCGCTAACAGTTGTTGTCATTTCTTACCTCATTTAAAAAACGGGCCAACCAGCCAGCACACAGCAGAGTATCGTTCGCCCTTGGTTATATCTTCAACCCCATGCAGCAAGAATGATGGGAATACCAACACTGTGCCTTTTTCTTGTGGCGGGTAATACTTCTCGTGTCCGTCCATTAAGAAGAACTTACCACCCTCAAAATCATCATTCAAAAAGGCCAACACAGTCAGCTTGCGGCAGTCAGGCTCATTTGGGTTTAAAAATGTATCTACATGAGCTGTATACCGGCCACCTGCCGGGTACTTCAAGAACTCGCCTTGATTGGCATGTGTGACATTGAATTTCCACGCACGGTTGTTCGCAGCAAAACCAGCAGCCGCCAAGCGGCCACCAATGTCTTTATAGACTGGCAGCATTACGCGCTCAACATTGCGGATGTCTGTATTAATTGCGCCCACACCAAAACCAATAACAGGCGGCTCAGTCTTCACAAATTCTTGCGTATATGTTTTGACAATGATGTCGCAGGCTTCTGGCGTAAAAATGTCTGTGTAAATCCAATGCCGCATATTCTCAGACTCTTGCGCAGGCAAATTTAAGCCGGGACGCTTATCAAACTTCCAGTCTTTATGTGGGCCATCTGCATCAACATAATGCAGGAATACCTGCGCCTGCCATTTCCCCTCAGTATAGACCTCGCGCCAATGGTGCTTGTCCATACCCCTGTAGAGAACCGCATCACCAACGCCCATCTTGATCTCAGAGGCGTTATCCTTTTCAATGCTGTCGCCCATGTAGATAGGCCAGACATTGCCTTCAAAACCAAGTGTGATTGTTGCGCTGATCTCACAGGATTCGCGGTCAGTATGGTTCTTCAATTCATCGCCCGGTGCGTACAAACGAGCGTAAGAATAAGTTGGAAGAAGACGCTTACCTGATGCAACCTCAAAATGCGGCAGAAGCTGCATTAACAGGGAGTCAAACACCTGAGCGCCGTGGATGGCTTCCGATTTTGGGCACTGTACATCTTGTGTCGTTTGCTTGGCTGCTACGAGCTTCTTCAACTCCGCCGTCAATTCGGCGCAGTTTCCCTTATCCAAAAATTCTGGAAGGTGGACGTACTTTTGTACCGCAAATTGCGAAAGCGCATCGCACATAAATTAAGCCTCCGGCGCAGGTTCTGGTGCAGGTGGAATTGGCATCACTTCGCAAACGCCGTTGTAATACCACCATATATCAGCGACGCAGTCATCAGGGCAGTCAGTCCAGAACAGTGGGGGCGCTACGTCAAACGATTGAGATTCAACTTGCGCAATACGCTCACCAACATTGCCCTGATAATCAGTGCGTGTTTCGTTGGGAGAGATAAGTGCTTTCTTCATTTATATCTCCTGATTAATAGAATTCTTCAATAATAACAACGCCATTTGCGCCACTACCACCGCCCGTGCCGCTACCACCACCACCGCCAGCTCCGCCACCTCCATAAGCCCCGCCAGCCTCACCTGTGGTATTGCCAGAACGCCCGCCGCCGCCAAGTATTGATGCGCCACCAGCTCCGCCAATACCTTGCACAGAAGAACCTAAAACATTACTTGATGCACCGCCGTTTGCTCCGCCGCCTTTTATATTCAGGGTTCCACCAGATCCTGTTCCCCCAGAACCACCAGTAC